CGCCTGGGATGAAGACCTGGCAGTGGATGTCGAACGTGCCGTCATCGTCGGGCCACACCGCGACGAACGCCGTCGTGTCCGATGTGCTCGACAAGTCGAGGCCGCAGTAGGCAACGCGGCCGGTAGTGGGCCGCAGGGGGGCGTTGTTCGCTTCCCACGCGCCGTGCCGCAGCCACTTGGATTCCGAATTCACCCACTGGTTGAGATGCAGCGTGCGGTAGACGACTTCCTCGTAGGACGACTGCTTCGCCCTCGTGATCATTTGCTCAAAGTATTCAGGCTTCGTCGTTATTCCGAAGTTTGGATTGCAAGCCTTTGCGGTCTCAATGTCGAACGGATCGGCTTCTTGCGACGCCGCGTAGATGCACGGCAAGAACGTGTCATCCTGCAAGACTCCGTCCCTGATCTTCTCGGCTCGCTGCCAATCTCGATAGCAGGGGCCAAGCTTGTCAGACCCTGCCGTAGTGATGTAGATCGTCAGCGGCTGGCGGCGGGCGCCCATGCCTGTTTCAAGGACGTCGACGAGTTCGCGGTCTGGGAAAACGTGGTACTCGTCAATCAGCACCACTGATGGGTTCAGGCCGTGCTTCGTCGCACTTTCCGAACTCACAGTGATCATCGTGGACTTTGTCTCCTCCACGACGATTGAGTTCCTAAACACCTTGGCTCGCCTGGCGAGGCTTGGACATGACTCAAGGAGGTTCTTCGCCGCCGTGTGCAAAATCCCCGCCTGCGACCTGTCGCCTGCGGCCACGATGACTTCCGCACCAGGCTCATCGTCAAGGAAAAGGCAGAACAGCCCAAGGGCGGCGCACATCTGGCTTTTCCCGGACTTGCGCGGAAGAGCCAGGAATGCTCGCCGATACTGTCGCAGGCCATCTTCTCTCTTCGTGAGGAGCAGCTTGTCGAAGAACTCCTGCTGCCAAGGCATCAGCCGAAACGGCTTTCCGGAAAACTCCCCCTTGGAGTGCCGAAGCATTCCGCAGAACTGAGTGAACAGGCTTGGCTCGCCGGTCATGCGGCCTGGCTCGCGGGGTACATCTTGTTCGCAGCCGCCGGGGTGACCCCAGAGTATGCGGTGAAGTTGTCCTTGCCGACGATGTAGAGCGCGTAGCCGAGCGAGCGGAATGCGGACACCTTGTCACGAGATTTGCCGAAATACTCGCCCTTGACCTCAATCCAAATGTCTCCAAGTTCGCCCAGTGAAACTCGGAAGTCAGGGGTATATCGTGTTGTGTCGCCTAAGCAAAACGTCTGCGGCTCGTACTTCCATGAAAGCCCGTCGCGGTCAAGTCTGTGGGCCACGGCGACCTCCCACGACGATCTCATCCAGATTCGGCCGTTTTTGCCTTCGTAGAGCCTGTTAAGGTTTGCCCGCTTTGATATGTCTCTGTTAGCAGCCCACGACGACATCTCTCTTTGCAGGCAACCACATGACTGTGTCGTGCCTCTCCGCAGACACTTTTGCGGCTTCTTGCACGGCTTTCCGCAGTCGCAGACGCACGGGACGAGCGGGTAGCTGCCGCCTGCGTAGGCTGGGTTGCCTGTCACCATGAGCCTTCCGAAACGCTCGCCAACGCATACCGGCTTGCGGCATTTCTTTGCTATGGAGTCTCGCCGCTGGCACCCGCACGATGGCCTTTTGGCCTGACGCAGCGCGCCTGCTTTCAGAACTCGTCGCGTGCCGCAATCGCAGACACAATCAACGAACTGAACGAAGTCCTCGTAGAACCCGTCGGAGACTGCCGTCCAGCGGCCGTGGCGTTCGCCTGTTTTTACTGGGCGTCTTGCTGGCATCTGTTCTCGCGGCGAATGTCAACCACGCTTTGAGAGCAGGGCGTCCATCGGGTCGTCGATGACCTTCACCGCCCCGTACCCGAGGCGGGTGCGGTCGGCCGGCGTCAGGCCGAGCACGGTTTCCAGGTGTCGAAGCATCTCGCCGGCCTCCTTGAACTGGGTCGCCATACCGCACGGACGGACGAACCGGAGGCTGCCGTCGGTGTTCGTCACCTCGACGTAGACAACGTCCATCTCCTGGAGCTTCTCAGCGGCGAACTCCCAGATGACGTAGGTCGCGGCGTATCTGGCGATCACGGCCTCGTCGGATTCGGCGAGGGTGCCCATGTTGGTCAGCCAGGTGACGACGTTCGCGAAGATTTCCTTGGCCCGAGGCTTCAGCCAAGCCGGCGGCTCGAGCGGGGCGTCGGGGGCGGCCCCGAGTTCCTCGCGGTTCTTCGCGTGCTTCGACCCGCGGAGGGTCAGAATGTGCTTCGGCGTTGGCGGGCGGCCTCTCATGCCATAAAGCCTAGATGGCCGAGTGGCTACTGTGCAAAGGAGTCTGCGGAAAACAGTTCCGCCTGGCTGTCCTCCTTGAACATCCTCGCCTCCCGCTGATACCGCTTGACGATGATTTGTAGTGCCTCGCCGTAGGTCAGCCAAGGCAGGTCGCGGCGAACCTTGAAGGCGTCCCGCCACCAGTTTGTGCTGTCCATGCTGTCGATCCGGCGAATGTGTGCGTAAGCCCGTAGCGCCCAGCCGTGAATGTGCAGGTCTTCAGGCACGTTGTCGCACACCCAGCGAACGAATCGCTCCTTACCCTGCCTTGGCGGCTCCAGGCCAACCCCAAGCCAACCGCCGCGAGCCTGGGCGATCGGGATGAGGTCTTTCAGAAGCTCCGGTGGGTCAGAGTCATGGATCGTCGGGAAGCCATTATCCATTGCCTCGTAGTTCCGCAGGCTCTGCCGCCAGTCTCCAGCGATATCATCCAGGCCGGCTACGGCGTCGGCGTGTCCGTCCCATCTCCGCGACCATTCTGCGTATGCAGCGACGTCGATCTTCTGGCCTGAGTTAAACGCTGAGTACGCTCCGCTGTCGATTAGCAGCCGCCCAAAAGCGTGTTGGTACTTGTCCAAAAACGGGTCGTAGAGGGCATACGACAGCAGGACTGGCATCCCAGCAACCTGCTCTGCCTGCTGCTGGTTTCCGGGGCTTGCTAGGTAGATCACGCGGTCACCGTCACGCTAGAAGTGTCAGTCTCCTTGAGCGTTAAAGAGACAACGTTCGCTCCGACGCTCCGAATCATCCGAAAGAACAGTTCCGCGAGGTTCTCGCAGGATGTCGGGCCGTCTACCCAGAACACCCTCCCGCATGCGCCGGAGGCGACGAGCGCGTCGGCGCACGGGTCATCCCGGTTCAGGAGGATCGAGTGGTCAGCCATGCCGACGATCTCGAACTCCACCCACTTTTCAAGCTGCTCAAACAAGACGGTCACGCTTCCATTCCGCGGTTCCGCGACCGTCACCGTTAGGCCGTAGCGGTGGCCGTGGATGTTCGCGCACTTGCCGCCGATCTCCTCGTTGCGGTGCGCGGCGTAGAACCGGAACTCCTTCGTGACGGATGTCATGCGCCTGCCTCCGATCGCTCGACGCAGGCGCCGCATCTGCCACACGGTTCGCTGCCGCCGACGTAGCAAGACCATGCGATGTCGAATGGGGCGTTGAACTGCCTGCCAAGTCGCACGACTTCGGTTCTGGTCATCTTCAGGAACGGTGCTTTCACCCGCACGCCGCAGGCAAAGAACATCGCACCGCCCATGCTTGAGATGAATGACGCGCGGCAATCACGATAAATCGACTCGTCGCTGGCGTGGCAGGCAAGGAACACTTCTCGTATTGGCCTGGTTGAGGCTTCGGCGGCGGCAATTGAGATAAAGACGGCGTTTCGATTTGGGACTACCGTCATTGCCTGGGCGGGGTCATCGTGTGGCTTGCCAAGAGGAACGTCACCAAACCTCGTGAGCGGGCATGGCGGGAAGACTCCGAATAAGTCAACCAAGCGATGATCGCAGCCGTACCTCTTCGCTATCTGCTCCGCGGCCTCAATCTCTTTCTCGTGCCGCTGGCCGTAGTAGAAGGTCATGCAGAGCGGGTGAACGCCTTTGCGGTGGAGGTCGGCTAGCAGAATTGCGGAATCTAGGCCGCCAGACAGAAGAAGAACGCTCACGGCATCCCCCATGACTTGTGTGATTGTGGGGAAAGTCTGAAATGCGGATGCTTCTTGAGCCACACAAGGCACGATTGCAGGCTCGTTTTGCTGCCTGCCATCGGCTGCACCCACCAGTCAGAGAAAGAGCAGCCGGAAAGGTCAAGCGTGTCCAGGTCAAGCCCGTTCAGTTCCGGCACCAGCTTGATCTCCGAGCCGCTTCGCTGCACGAAGTCTGCCGTGTGCGGCGAGATTGACGTATGCCACCAGCGATGCTCGACCGGCCGCGTTCCTGCGGTCGCCAGGCATGGCTTGAACATGGCGGACCAGAGGAGGTCATTAAGCGCGCCGAGGTCTTGGTCAGTAGGCTCTCCACCAGTGACCCAGACATACGTTGCTCGCGTATGCTCTTCTCGAAGCCGCACGCAGTCGGCGACGATGCGCTCTTCTTCGCGAAGGCTGGCGAATGAGTAGTTCGTGTCGCACGCCGCGCATCCAACCGAGCATCCGGCAAGCCGGATGAAAATCATCGGCTCGCCTGCGTAGTGGCCCTCGCCCTGCACTGTCCAGAAGACGTCCTGCTTCGCGATCTTTAGCACCTGCGGCCTCCTTGCGGCTGGCGAAAGGCTACAAGGCAAGACATAAAAAGTCCAGCCCAGCGAAAAACCTGGTTTTCGTCTCGGCGTCTGCCCCTAAGATCGGACGAG